GGTGCAGGTGCAGGTGCTACAGCTGATAAGTCTGCTCCTTGTGTCGGTGCAGTCGGCGCTCCTGATGTCCTCAACATAGCAGATGAGATGGGTATACCTGACATCTCTACGATTGTACCGAATATCTTTGAAAGTACAGGGTCTTGTAGGACTGCATACTGTCCTGTGTTTGGATTGAAAGAAGACACAACTGTTTTAAGTACGTTATCAAGTGATTGTAACACTGCACTTTTATTCTTTAGCTCTCCAGTAATGTTAGCAGATATTTTACCTTTAACATCTAAAAACTTCTCTGGTATCTCAATCTCTCTTTTTGAGCCAAAGGTTGATAGTGATTTACTTACTTCAGCCCCCATACCAGCTACATCTCCTTCGGTTGGTAGGTTACCTGCGAGCAACGCTTCTTTCATCATTTGCTTTTGGTTTTTGATATTGATAGCTTCGTCAATTACTTTCAACTCCTCTTCGTCAAACTCTGACACTAGGTAGTGCTCTTTCATTATTCGATTTTTAAGCTCTGGGAATATCCAGTCGTTTAAGATTTCGTTGAGGAAAATACCCCACTCCTCTCGTCTGTATTCAAATGGTGAGTTGGCTACTTGATTAAGTAAAGCTGTTTGTGAGTAAGGAGTACCTGCTGTTGGTGCTTCACCTGTGTTTGCGTCATAAGTTGATGACGCTTGGTTATACTGTGTGTTCCATAGAGCAATACTTCTTTCAAATTGTGGGAGAGCTGATGGCGAAAGATTAAGGGAACTAATGGTCTTGTTATCTTCAAGCTCAAAAATATGTCCACTCTGTACATCAGTGAGAGCATTACCTGAAATCTTCCTTGAAGTAGTAGAGAGTATAACCTTGCCTGCAATCTCCATAGCGTTTTTCATTGAGAGCATAGCGTCATTGATAGCCCACTGTGACTCAAAGCCGTCTTCAATGACTCCACGACCAAGACCTCTGCCTGGTATTCTTTCCCACTCTAAATATCTATATTTGTCTTTAATATCTTTGACATCTTCCTTGTAAAGTAGCCATTTTTTCTTACCCACACAAGCTATGTAGAAACACATAGACTTAAACTCTTTACTGTTATCCTCAGTTTCTTCAATCTCTGGGTCAAACGACAAAGGAAACTCTCCAGTCACCTCTTTAATCATCATCTTTGTCGGCTTGTTTTTGTTCGCTTTAGCGTGAGCCGTTACTGCTTCGTCTATCTCGCTTTCATACCAAGTGTCTGATTTCTTAATCACATCAGACGGGTTCATATAGTGGGTTTCAATAATAGCTCCACCCAAAACATCTACGGGGTCAGACTCTACATTTCTCCAGTCTACTACCTCTAGCTCTACGCCGTTATCGCCCTTGTATCTTTTAACTAAAACACCACCATATTTAGGTCGTGTGTGACCCATTTCGTTTAAGGTGCGTGAGAAGTTTATCTCCTTTAGATACTTGAAAAGCTCTCGGTTAATCATCATTGTCGCCACTACTGTTTTTTGGTCAATGGTATCTGGGTCAAACTTAATATCCTTTACGTCTAGGTCTGTGGCGATTTTAGCTATCGTTACTCGGTAGTTACACACATTGTAAAAAGGTTTCTCTTTGCCTAGCTCATCTGTGTTACCTGACAAGTATCTACTAGCAGAATAGAACTCTACATTTCTTAAAGTTTCTTTTTGATTAAATTGTAAACCACTAATAACTTCTACTGACCCGTTATAAGCGTCTGATAAATTGTCTAAATATGCAAAGATTTTATTGTCCATTGACAGTATGATAACAAATTGTTACTTGGTCGGATTAGCGAGCAAAGTTAGTTCCCTTATTTCTACGGGATTCCATAAGCATATATTCTTCTATTTTTGAGAGTCCGACATCTATGTTTAGTGTCTGCATAGCGTAACGTCCAGCGTCCATCGTGTGATTAAACCCGTCTTCTGCTGTATTCAAAATCTTTCCATTCTTATCAGTAAGCCACAAATAGTTTCTATATTCCTTGATTATGTTTACTGACCTTTTAGTCAAAGACACTCTCTGGCTCTGCACAACTTGTATGCCCTGATTTACTGAACCTTGCCCTTTTTGTGCGGGCAATATGTTTATCCCATAAGCCATAAGCTCATCATTACTCTTTGGCTCTGATGAGTCGGGGATTACTAATGCTTCTGGTAAGTTAGAAAGAATATCTGCTATCTGTTTGTTTGATAGTCCTTTCTGATAAGTAATCTCATCCCAAATAAATCCCCCGTTGTATTTGTATACAGCAACAATAGCTGTCGGATCGTTGCTATATCCGTAGTCAAGTCCATATCGCTCTAGCTTTGCTTCGTGTGGTATCTCGTCAATTATCTGCCAGTCTTTGTAAATCTTTCCTTCTACTTCACCGAGCTGACCCTCTCCATAAACCTGCCACCAACCTTTTCGGTTTTTTCTCTGCTCAATGGAAGCAATAATCTCTGGTGATAGTGCTTCGTTGTCCTTGTAAGTAAGTATTATAAAATCTAAATCATCACGCTTGCCTAGTAAATCCTGTTGCACCCAAAACTCATTCGTTGGGTTGTAGTCAAGTATTATAAACTCTTTCGTTCTAACTTCTAACTGTTCAAAGGCATCAAAAGTATTATTGTTCGCCTCGTTCATAAATAATCTATCACGTCTTGCACCGCGCAACTTGTCTGCGTTGTCTGTGCTAAAGAACTCCATTTGACTTCCTGTTTCAAAAGTATAAATACTGTCGGTTGCGTTCCACTTATCTTCTTTCCAATATCCGTGTAATTGTAGAATATTCTTAAAATCTCTTATCGCTCCACGCTTCAAATGGGGAATACTCTCTGATACTACACTTGTTAATGTTTTAATCTTATCAGTCTGTGCATAAGCAATTAAGTACAACAAAATACTTATTGTTTTACTTGCTGAAGTACCCCCTTGGATAATTCTAACTCGTTTCTTCAGTTTGTTTATCTTCTTGTATGCTGTCGTGTCTTTGAACATTTATTATTGGTTGAGGTAAATCTTTTCCGTCTTTACCTGTTTGTTCTACTCTTTCACTAAACTTGCTTTTTGCTAATCTTGAAAGTGTAAACTTTGTAGCATCTAACCGAAAGTTTCCATTTTTCTCATCACCGAGAAAATCCGAGAGATTTTTTAGTGCCCTCTTCACCAAATGACTATCCTCTAAAGACTCATCAAGCCACTTAGGCATCTGTGATGATATGGTATCTGCGTATTCTAGTGAGAAACCAGCTTTAATGGCAGATTGTTTGTAGTTACTAAAAGTATTACTCTTTGGGTCTAGGAAGGATTGTAAAAATAGTTCTTGTTGAGGGTTGAGGAGTTTTGTCATTTTCTACTATAAATCTTATTAACTTCTATTAAGGGAATACTTAGTATTTCTGATACATCTTGTGAGGTAAAGCCCTCGTTTCTCATTGTCGTCACTATCATTATAACACTTGGTATGTTAGATAGCAAAGTTATTCTGCGTAAAAGTATTCTTCTTCTGGGCTGGAATACATTATCCCAAATCGTAGTCTTGCCTACACCAAAATATAATGCTATGTGGCGATTTGTCCAGCCGTCTTTCTGTTGTTTGCGGGCTTCCTGTATTTGTTCCTGAGTCAATACCCTTATTCTCATTATTTCTTAGCCCGTTTTTTTGTCGGGCGTTTCAAATGAGAAGTCATAGAACCTTTTTTTGTCTTTTTGGTTTTTGTGTACATAGTTTACTATTATTTATATGTAAATTATATCACACAAGTGTATATGCTATCAAGTGGGGATAGCTACTCTGCGTTCTCATCTTGTTTATAACCCCCTATCTTGTGGACTCTCTTGTATCTTTCAGTTCCCATTACTGCTACTCTGCCCATTTCTGATATTTGTTCTTTGGAGTATTTTTTTCTCTTAGTTATCCAGCCCTGTTTATTTGCTGTTGAGTATGATTTTGTCATATTAGTTTTTTATAGTGTTCAATTTTCTTTTCAAAGTCTTCTTGCGACCACTTTGTTGTTGTTTGTTTAAGAGCGTAAAGTTCTTTTGCCTTTTTGTCGCCAAGTTTTTGTCCGTAGATGTACTGGTTTCCTCCTAAGTTGATATTACAATTATAGCACTGTCCGTGATTATTGTCTTCGTGAAAATACAATGCGAGTCCGCCAACTGATTTAGGTATAAAGTGTCCACAATGATACCCACTTTTCGTAGCAAATCTTCCACAAGTGTAACAGATATTCTTATCCCTTTTACGGACATACTCACTAAAAACTTTCCATAACACCTTTTTGAGCTGTGCGTTTGTTTTCTTTTTCATCTTATTCTTTATTATCTAGTAAAAACAAACCAAAAGAAATAATTATAATCATATTTATATAAAAAGATATATAATTCCACCACACCCAGCCAGTGTTATCAACATCATATATCCACAGTGTAATCCCTAAAGTAAATAGAAACATTCCTATTGTAATTTTAATATATTTCATACAAGTTTTTTCTTTAATTGGCTAACGACCTTTTTGTGTCCTGCCTCTGCTTGTTTGTAAGTTGAATACCTAAAGGGGTTTTGGTCTAAATCTGTGCCAGAGTCGAATACCATAGTTTCATACAACAGCTCTTTTCCTAAACCTAAAGAGTGGTCAATTCCTAAAAATACCGTGGATACAAACCAACCCTTTTTGCCTTTAGTGAGAGCAACTCTTCTGTTTGAGTTTTTTTCAAACCAACGAGCCCAAGTCATCAAATCAACTTCTTTGTGTTTTTTGTTTTCTAAAATGTAGTGTTTCATATATTTTTATTAGTTAAGTTTTGTTTTACTTTGTTTTTGAACAAGATTTGACCATTTATATGTTCCACAAAATCTATATCTGACTCTGTGAGTTCTCCTAGTGATGGGTCTATCACAGGTATGTTTACTGTATATCCTTTCATTTCGTCTATAGCTTTAACCAATTCCTTCTGCACTTGCTTCGTATAACTGTCTATTGCCTTTCGTGCGTTTTCTTCTGACCATGCGTGTACTA